CGTGGATACCGGTTTTCACGCGCCAGTAATGCCGATGCTGGAACCAACTCATCGCATCCTCCGTTTGAACCAATCGACCACGGCCGCGCCAATGCCACCCGCCGTTCCAGGCATGCGCAGCTCCTGCCCCGGGTAGATCAGATCGGGGTCCGGGATGTGGTTCAGATCAGCGATCTCCCGCCATCTTGAGGCGGCGCCGAGTTCTCGCTGGGCTATGGCTGAGAGGGTGTCGCCCTTGCGGACTGTGTAGGTCATGGCTGTTCGCCTTTCTGGGTGCTGAGCGCATCGGCGATCATCGCATCGACATTGCGGCGGCTATATTCTCCGGCTGCGTATCGAGGGCCAGGATCATTGCCTATTCCGCGCATGGCCTCGATTAATTCTCGCGCCTGTCCTTCATAGCTTTCCCAATTGTCATCCACCCATGCTTGACGACGCTTCATTTGCGCGACCGGGCACGCCTGTGTAGCCCGGACCCTTGCCACGCGTTCGACCATCTCGCTCATTCTCTGTCCTTCCTCTCGCCGAGCACGTCGGGGCCGTTGTCGGGCTCGGCCGGGTATGTCAAAAACTTCGCAGTGCAGCGCGGGCAATAGTATGTCGTGATGGTCGATCGCGCCGAGGCAGCCATTCCCAATTCGCTCTGATTGCCGCGCCATCCGCATTTGCATTGTACGTTGATCTCGGCCTTCGGGTGGTCGCGAGATGCTTCCGCAGGCTCGATACCGCGCGATACCGAAAATACCGGCTTCCCAGCAGCACCAATGTCAAGCACCTTGCCCGCCTTCTCCCTCACCTGTGCTGCTGCTGTGAGGACCGCAAGCGCGTGTTCGCGGGCAAAATCCCGCTCCTCATCGTCCATGTCTTCGAAAACGAAATCTCGCCCTTTCGACTCAGCCAAGCAGGCAAACGAAGCTCGCATCGCCGCCTCGACCTCATCGATGCTCGGTTCTGTCATGATGCGCTCCGGGTTGAAGGATTTGGTTCAGGCGAAGACTGTGTCTTCGTGCCATCATCGTTCGACCGCGCGTTCTTCCCTGCGGAATTGTCATCCGCCTTAAATCGTGCGGAAGCATCGAGAGCAGCAGCCGCAATATCCCTCGCACATGCGCACGGCAGGCTTTTGCAGATGTCATTTGTAACGCAGGATACATATGCCCTAGCAGATGCATGCACCGCCTCGGTGACCGCCATAATCTCAGCTCCGCTGACGTCTGCTGTGATTGGCTCCCGATCCGTCCACAGCAGAGGAGGCGTATTGGGCGGACAGTCACAGGGATGCGACGGGTCAACGCGCTGCCATCCATAGCTTGCGTTATCTGCCCGCATCCCGGCCGCGAGCGCGATGAACTCGCGACCGATGCGCTCAAGATCGTCAGGCGACGTGCACACGGCGAACGGTGTATGCAATTCTCGCTTCACGCCGTCTTTCGACAAAATTAATTTCATCTCGCTCTCCGGTTGATGGCACACTGCTCGCGTCAAACTCCAACCTCGATCAGCCTCTTTCTCACGCGCGGCTACAGACTCAGTAGAAGTAAGAAAGGTTATTTCTTATTCTTGTTGTAGTTAGTTGGAACGACCGTTGGAACGACCGTTAGACCGACTCCTTTGATAATCCTGTTGTTTTCTACTTTAGTACGCCATGATGCTCGTCCCGCCTCCGCCGCACTTGCGACCCTATGTAGGGCTGCAAGTATCTCTTTATCGGCGCGCGCGTTCCGCAATTTACCGCCACTCAGGTAGAGCTTTTCGAGGTCGATCAGGCGGCGCCGAATACGCTTCCACACACGAATATCGCAACGCAGCAACCGAGAGATTTCGTGGTCGTCGTCCCTGAGGTTTCCCTCACGCGAATAGATTAAATCGAGCACGAGATTGTATGCGCCACATTCCTCAAGCGTGAGGACCGCCATTCCCGCCAGCGCGGCATCAGGATCGCGTTTGTACCAGCGCAGATCACCCATCAGCCTGCCGCTTTCCTCTCCTGCCGCAGCTCGCGCCGGATCTGCAGCGCACGCGCCACGATGAGGCGCTGTTCAAGGTCGCGACAGCCCTTGCGCTGCGCCTTGGCTGCGGCAATGCGCATACGAAGGTCTTCCAGATTGTCATTGAGGCGACGAAGTGCTTTCATTCTCCCCTCCGATAGCAAAGCTGGTGATGACCGGGGCAATACGTGCCCACCGCAGGACGGCCGCAGAACGCGAAATCAGCCCTGCCTGGCTCGCCAAACGGATAGCGGCACATATCCTCGCCGAGCTGCGCAAACGTACAGGCGATCTCCGGACGGGGCGGTACGGCTAAGATTGAGATGTAGTTGGCGGCGCGCGAGCGGCTGACCGTTGGGTCCTTCGGTAGCGCCTTGCGGCGGAAACTATCCGGCCGGCGGCTGTTCGCCCAATGAGTGCCGGTTTTCGCGTGGGGCTTTACGTCCGGACCCTTGGATAAGCCCATGCGGTGGACCTTTCCGAGTATCGCGCTGCGGGAGAATGGATGGTCAAGTCTTCGCAGAATGTAGGTGGCGCTTTGGCCTTCTTTCCAAAGGGTCGTCAGAATATCGAGCCGTTCTTGTGTCCAGGGATTTGCGCCGCGGCGCATTGCAAGAGCAGCACCGACAAGATTGCTAGTTTCAATTAACGTCATTCGATTTCCTTATGCTGCGGCAGAAATGTTTTTCTCGTTCATCTTGGAATTTAGCCCGAGCATCTCGGCGTAGGAGCAGGCAAAATCCGCCTTCTCCACGATCCGGCCGACGCGGTGCTTGCCGTCTCGCTCGTCCTGAATCTGCGCTTTCAGCAAGGCTTTGAGTTGCGACCAGTCCAAGCCCTTCTCGGTCGCCGCATCACGCAGCGCGGCGATCTCTTCGGCGATGTCCAGCGATTGCTCGATGAGCGGGCGGCCGGCGGCGAAGATGTCTTTGAGATTTTTGGCGCTCATACCTGCTCATCCTCGAATATCGGGCGCAGGTTCTTGTCCGTGACGTCGCGCCGGATTTGTTCGAGGATCGACATGCCGGTGTCGGTCGACTGAACGGGGCGGAACACTTCCGCAATAAAGCCCGCGTAATTCTCATCATCTTCCGGGGCCGGAAATTCCACTAACTCAAGACACTCGCCGCGGCGATTGCGGTAAATATTCGCGATCGTCGCAATATCGCCGAATGTGGGCTCACCAGGTTCGGTCGCATACATGTCACCTCTGGCAATGCATACGACCTTCATTCCAACTCGAAATGCCATGATCTCGCGCTCCTATTTGCCGCCGATTTTCAGATTTCGCATTCCGTGCCGCTTGCAGATTTCGCCGATGAGGACGGCCATAGCGTCGGCAGACCAGTCGCGATCGCCAGCGAGATACATTTCGGCTGCGCGCTCACTGCACCCGATAAGTGCAGCGACATGAGCCGCTGTTTTTGTTGGCCAAAGTAGCTTTGCGACGTCGCCCAGAATTGAACCGAACGATTGTTCGGCCGACCGAACGACTGTTCGGGTGGTTTCAGGCGACGCGACGCGCGCGGCCTCCGATACTGCACGCATGATGAAGTTTCCCCGTGATACTCACTGTGGTTTTCCCCCGTTGCGAGACGCAGCGGCCGGCCCTGCCCCGGATCAATGCAGGACCGGCACGCGCGTCCACTCACGAAACACGGGGGCGGATTCGTGAGCGACGACTGGAAACGATTGGGCGATGTGGTGCGCGGCATCACGGACAGGCTGGAGAGCGACATCATCGCGCGCACTCCGATTCCTGAGGCTGATGCCGATCTGTTTCATCGGCTGCTGCTTGAGCTTTACGGCGCTCCCACGCCAAGCGCTGCTCGACGTACATCTGGCCAAGAAGAAGCAGATGTTCCCGAGAGCCGACCGGAACGACCTCGTTACGGCGAGGCGTCATGATACCGCCTCACACAAATTTGATCGAACAACCGGGTAAATTTTACTGGTGCGTGGATATTCCGACACTGATTCTGTGCCGTAGAATTGAGGGTTCCGTATTGCGGAACCAGGATTCCCGTACTGGTTGCCATGTGCCTGATACCCGGCACACAATCCCCCAGGGGACAAAAACGAAAACAGCTGGGGAGCTGCGATATGGCAACTATTCTGAGGATGTCCGATCATGTCCGGGCACCGACAGGCTCGGGCCGGGCGACCGAGTCCGGCCATGGCACGTCTGCGGGCCACTGCTCGGAAAACCAGACGATGACCTCGTCGTACTTGCGGGCCGTAAAGGTCTTCCCGTCGTCGTCGAGCCGGTCGAAGAAGCGCCAATCACCTGCGGCCAAGCGCCCCAACGTGGCCAAGCTGACCGATCGCGAGGCCGCGTACGCCGAGGCGCATGCCATGAGGTTTGAGCGCAGTTCGGTTTCCATGGTCGACGAGGATAGTCGGAAAATTCCGACTGCGCAACAGGTTTCTGTCGGAAACTTCCGACTGGCGGCCATTGCAGAGAAGTCGGATAAATCCGCCATGCCTTCGGTCGAGCAAATCCGTTACCGGATACAGAAGGCCATGGACGGCGCCGGCGAAGGTGCCGTGACCGTGGCCATTGAGCTCGAACTCGAGCGCAATCACCTCCGCGACTTCCTGGAGGGCAAGAAACAATCACTGAAGACCGAGGTCATGCTGGCGATTTCCCAGCGATACGACATTCCCTTCAAGGACTTGATCATCACCAAAGAGAAGATTTTGCGCCGGGCTGCCGGGTAGCGAAAACACTCTCGTCGGATTTTTCCTACTTTTATGTTGACAGTCGGAAAAATCCGACTTAAGGTGTCCCCATCAACTCAGGGGAGACCACAGTGCCTGCCAGCCAGACCAAGCCGATCACCGAAGCCATCGCCCGCAAGGTGCTGGAAGTTGTCGACGCCGGACTTTCCGAAGGCGTTGGCAATCCAATCCCGGGACAGATGTGCGTTGAGGCTGCGGTTTGCTTCGCACTTGGCCTCCCACACGGCGACGACCCGAAGTGTGTCTCGGCTGCGGTGCGCAAGCTCAAGATCACGCTGAACGACAAGTCTTGGTCGTCCAACGAAGCCCGCGCCAAGGGCCTGCGTCGCCTCGCAGTCGCGCAGCTCGGCAGCGCCGGTGTGATCGACGACAAGGAATTCGCTAAGCGCTGCGCCGAGCTTGCAATCCGCAAGTGGGTGCCGATCGCGCTACGCGCCGCCGCTTCGATCCAGAAAGACGCGACGCACAAGGCTGCGCTGCTCGCGGCGGCGAGCAAGTGTGAAGCCGAAGGAACGCGCGCAAGCGCGCTTGAAGCAAGGAAAGCCGCCGCCGCCGCCTACGCCGCCGACGCCGCCGCCTACGCCGCCGCCGCCGCCAACGCCTACGCCGACGCCGCCGCCGCCGCCGCCTACGCCGCCGACGCCGCCGCCTCCGCCGCCGACGCCGACGCCGCCGCCGCCGCCTACGCCGCCAACGCCGCCGCCAACGCCGCCGACGCCGCCAACGCCGCCGCCGCCAAAAAAGCGGCTCGCGACAAGTCGCTCGCAGAATTTGCGGAAGACGTCGTGCAAATCCTCATCAGCATGAACGCGCCGGGATGCCAATGGCTTCCGCTCACTGAGATCGCCGCCTAACCACCAACCCGGGGGAGAGACATCATGAGCCACGACCTCCACGTCCTTCTCGCCCTCGCAGTCTTTGGCGGCGGCTTCTATGTCGCGACCGTCAACAGCCGCCCGAGCGCAGCACAGATCGTCGCCGACACGTTCCACCAGATCCCGGCGGCTCCTGCGCATGGCGGGCTGTGCCTGCCGACATCATTCAACATCGATGACCGGCGCGATCCAATCGCCGTCATTCTCAGCAACTCGTGAGGGCGCGATGATCGAAGTCCTCCCGGCGCTGCCCGTTGAGCAGAAGCCAATCAATCCAAAAGACCGCTTCATCGATCTCTTGGCGATGAAGCAATACGGAGAATACCTGAACACGCGCGCTCCATGCGCACGGTTTTTCTACGACGGTCTCAGCTTCTTCGAAAAGCTTGATGTCGCCGTCGCATGGATCAACGGACGCGATCACGAGTTCGATGCAGGACGAGGGGACTATTACCGATGACCGACATGTCAGACGCGCTCGCCGACGTGCGGGCCTATCAGCAGCGCCGCCGCACATTCGATCCGAAGTGCCACACCTTGGCTGCCTCGTTCCTGTCCGACCATGACGGGATCGACACGGCGGAAAACCAGAACGCGCTCGCAGCAGAGATACAGCGGCTCATGGATGAGTGGATCGCTGAGCGAACGTCGATTGGAGCGGCCAATGTGTGAATGTCGCAAACTGATGAATGAGAGGCTGGCCGATAAGAATGCGCGCCTCGCATTCGGCTTCACGTTCGGTGGCGGTCACATGGGTCTGACTCCACCCATTATCGAAACCGAAAAGCTTAAGCCGCGCGGCAAAAAACCTCCCATCGTTCTGGCGACGTTTTGCCCCTTCTGCGGCGTGAAATACGAGCGAGCCGTCGAGGAAATTAAATCATGAGAACCATCGCCGACATCACCCTCAACGCCCTGCGCTACGACGCCGAGTGCCTGACCGACCGGGCCAACACGCTCGCGCGCCACGCCGCATTCATCGACAGCATGCCCAACTTCCGCACGGCGGCCGAAGCCGAACTTGAGACGGCCGAACGTGTTCTCAAATCCGCGCTGGAGAAGGTGCGGGACGTTCGCGCCAACATACGACCGGCGCAGCAACTTCAGACGGCTGAGTGACATGGACGCAGATCAGAAAAAGCTACTCGCGGCGCCGCTCAATCGGGCGTACGTCAAGTCGCGCAATCAAGGCGGCCGAAGCGTGTCTTACATCGAAGGATGGCGCGCGATCGATGAAGCCAACCGAATTTTCGGCTTCGACGGCTGGACGCGCGAGACGGTCGAAATCAAGTGCGTGTCCGAACGCGAGCGGGAAATCGGCGCACAGAAGAAGGCGGGCTGGGGTGTATCCTACACCGCCAAGGTTCGCATCGTCGGCGCGGGTATCGTTCGCGAAGGCGTCGGCGCCGGCCACGGCATCGATGTGGACTGTGGGCAGGCTCACGAGAGCGCCATCAAGGAAGCCGAGACGGACGCGATGAAGCGCGCCCTCATGACGTTCGGAAATCCGTTCGGCCTAGCGCTCTACGACAAGGAGCAGGCGAACGTCGCCGAGCCCGAGGATGAGAGCAAAGCACGGTTCAAGACCGAAACGCTCTCGACCATCAACGTCTTCAATGATGCGCAGAAGCTCAGCGAGTGGTGGAACTCTGATCAGCAGAAATCAGCCAGGCGGTTGATCGGCCTCGACCAGTTGGAAGCCAACGTGCTGAAAGACGCCGTGCTGGCGCGCCTCGAAACCCTCAAAGCCAAGGTCGCGGCATGACTGAAGCAGCATTTTCTGCGTGTTATTCGGAATGGCGCATGGTCAAGACGCGTGCCTGCGTGCAGCTCGTATTCGAGATCCCCATCGAGCAGGCCGATGCCGCGTATCAGGTTCTCGGCGGCATGCCGATCGCGGCAAAGGAAGTTTGGTGCGGCATCGCAAGATTGGCGAGTAGCTCAGCGGTAGAGCAGGACGCTGTTAACGTCCGGGTCGCAGGTTCGATCCCTGCCTCGTCAGCCAAAGAACCCATTTCTCGGCCAGTTTCGCAAGCCGAGAAACGGCCCGGATCGGCACCAGCCCCCCAGCCGCAGCCGGTCCGGGCTGACAAGGAGCGCCGCGCGTTCGCTGATCTGGCGCCGAGCCAGCAGGCCGGGATCATCTGCGGTGAGCGGGCGTTCCGTCTGTTCCTGGCTGAGAAGTTTCCAAAGGTGTGGATTGCCACACATGAAGATACGGCGGCGAGCGTTCGCGAGATTTGCGAGGTGAACTCTCGCGCCGAGCTAACACCAGACAACGCACTTTGGTCTGCGCTCATCCTCGCCTATCGGCTCTGGATGAACCATCCGGAGTACGCAGCATGACCTTCGCCATGTTCTTACTCGGGACATCAGTTCGAACGCCGGTATTCATGTGGATTGTCGCTATGAGCTGCGATACCGCGATCATCATCACCTACATGCTCACGAAGGCTGCAGCATGACCAAATTCAGTTCGCCCTCGGTTCCCGTACCCCAGCCCCCTGCCGAGGGTGAGCCCGCGCCAGTTTCGCGCGTCCCCCGCACAAAGACTGGCGCGGGCAACCCTTATCCCGTCATCCCGGAGAAGCGCAGGCCGCTCACCAGAGCGCAGCGCCTCCGGATGCATGACGAGCACGGATCAAAATGCGTCATCTGCCTGGAGCCGATTCCGGCCGGAGAGCCGTTCATTGACGAGCATGTCATTCCGCTCGCGCTCGGCGGGTCGAACGATAAGTCCAACCGCGGCCCGGCTCACATTCCGTGCGCCAAGATCAAGACACAACGCGACCAGCGCATGATTGCCAAGGCGAAGCGTCAGCGGATGAAACATATCGGAATCAAGAAGCCTAGTTCGTTTCCATGCGCGAAGTCGTCGCCTTGGCGGAAAAAGATTAACGGACAAGTCGAGCGACGATGAATGCCGAATAAACACGGCGAGGGTGAGATGGACAAGCTTTTACCGTGCCCGTTCTGCGGCGGTGACGTCGCACAACTCGACACCAATCAATTTCACTGTGTGAACGCCGAGTGCGTACTGGCCGGGTTCCCGATTTGCTCGACAGTTGGCCATGCTCGACGCTTGTGGAACAGGCGCGCCGCGCAGGGCTGGCAGGACATCAGCACGGCGCCGAAGGATGGCGAGCCCTTCATCTATCAGGATTCCGACGAGGCCGTTTCCACATGCTCCTGGCAGTCTGACGACTGCGGGTATTCGTGGTGGGACATCGCTGGTGACCAGATCGCCTATCCGGTGCGCTGGATGCCGCTGCCTCCCGTACATATTGCCGATCAACGAGGCGAGAAATGAGCATGGACTGCTACTGCGATTATGAACCGGCGGACGTGTATCAGGCGACCGTCCGCAAGGCGCGCAAGGAGCATTCTTGCGACGAATGCGGCGGCAAGATCATCTCGGGCGACAAATACGAGAACGTGTTTGGCGTATGGGAGGGCACCAGCAGCACATGGAAGACGTGCCAGCACTGCCGCGACATTCGGACATGGGTCCAGAACAACGTCCCCTGCCTGTGCTGGGCGCACGGCAACACCATGCAGGACTGCCGCGACGCTGTTGATGAAGCTGCGATCCGCGCGCCCGAAGAAACGAAGGGCTTGCGCTTTGGGTTCCTCCGGCGGGTGACGTCGCGCGAAAAATTTTATGCGGCGCGCCGCGCCCAAGTTACATCCCAACACCACGGCAAAGGAGACTGAAATGCAAGACGTGAACTTGGAGTTTGCCCCGTACCGCCGCAGCCAGATCGCCGAGCTTCGCCCCTACGTTCCCGGCGAGAGCATGGACCGTATCAGCATCTCTGCGCCGGACAAGGAAGCCGGATCACCGAAGGCAGGTGACATGATCGCGCGCAACCCGAAGAACCATGACGATCAGTGGCTCGTTGCCGCGCAGTATTTCGCCGACAACTTCGAACCGCGGTGACGCAGGATAAGTGAGGCACAGATGCGCAAGCGATGGGAATACCTCGTGCGGCGAGTCCAAGCCGATGAAGTCATCTCTAACGAGAGACACCTAAACGATTTAGGCGCGAACGGATGGGAATTGGTCGGCGTCGGCTCTTTTACGGTTGCCAACTATCTCTATTTTCGCCGTCCCGCAGTTACCGCAGGAAAGCCGGGCGAGCCATGACGACGGAATCGCACGTCGAAGAAATGCGCCTCGCCGCAACCATCGCAGCCTCCAAAAATATGATCGGCTTTTGCGCAGGCGGCTTTCCTCTCACCGGAGGGGAAGCATGCCGGTTCTGCGGGGCGACTTGGCAAGACGAATGCGGCCGCAAAGATCGCAACGCCGCACTGACCAGTGGAGATCGCGGCAAATGAGCATTCTTGCGCCTCGATACAAAAGATACGCGGCATGGCCGATTGTCATTTGGTGCCGCCTTCGCAGGCATGCGGAAACGGGCCGCTTCTGGAGTGGAACCCAAAGCAGATGTGTTGAGTGCGGGGACCGGATCATTCCGCCGGAAGCAATCGGGAGCATGCAGCGAAATATCGATTACTGGGGAGAGCGTTGCTGCAAGGTGGAAGCAAAGAATGCGCGGCTACGCACGGCGCTAGCGGACCTCATTGAAATTAACCGCAGAGACGAGTCCACTGACCCTGATCAAGTAGCCACAGACTCATGGCGCGAGCAAGCTTGGGAAAATGCGCGCGAGGCACTGAGATGAGCGCTCTGGACCAAGAAACTCTAGAGGTGATTGCCGCTCTGAGCGAGGCCCTTCATGCGACCTTGAGCGACATCCAGCAAATTCACGGTGGGAAGACGCCAAAGATCGCAACAGCCGCGCTGAAACGGGCCGGCGAGTTTGTCAGGGGTCATAGCGATCGAGTGAGGTTCTCAAAATGAAGGCGCACAGGATTATGACGCCGGAAGAGTGGCACATGGTCTGCAAGGATTACGACGGTCCGGGTGGCATCGGCATTCGCTATATCGGGGTGGCGGCCCAGCGCTGCCTTAATGGTAAACATCTATACGAGGCGGACAAGGACGGGCACCCGTACTGCATAGATTGCGGGAAATACGCCTACGGTCAGGAACCTGCCTCACTCAACATCCATAATCCGGGAGGCGATTAGGATGCCTTCCGCTCACGTCGTTTCAGCTCACGCTCGACCGCCTGGCGCACGAAGTCGGTCCGGTCCTCGGATTCCTCCAGTACCGCCTCGATCCGGTCGAATGTCCCTTCCGGGAACCGGGCTTGCATATCGTCGGACCAAAGTTTTTTGCGTCCCATGGCGTTATTTCTCATATGAGGTATTGACTACCGCCAACATATCTCATATGACTTACTGACAGTCAAGGGAGACGGACATGAACGCACTCGCCCTCATCGCCAGCCACATCGACCGCCCGATGACCCACCGCGTGACGACGGTCTACGAGGGCGGGACGGTCAAGACACACGACACTCGCTCGCTGGCACAGGCCGAGAATTGGGCCACGGGCGAACGCCGCAAGATCGGCAAGACGCTGGTTGAGCGCGAGACGGGCGCCACGGTGCGCGTCCTCGCCGTAACAGTGGACGCGATCTAGGAATGAAATACCTGTCCGTATGCTCTGGGATCGAGGCTGCCACGGTGGCGTGGCATCCGCTCGGATGGGAGCCGCTAGGCTTCGCCGAGATCGAGCCGTTCCCGGCTGCGGTCCTCGCGCACCATTACCCCCATGTCCCGAACTTCGGCGACATGAACGCCTTCAAGGATTGGCCGGATGCAGCTATCGATGTTCTCGTCGGAGGAACGCCCTGCCAATCCTTCAGCGTCGCCGGACTTCGCAAGGGCTTGGCTGATCCGCGAGGAAACCTCTGCCTCACGTATCTTGCAATCGCTGATAAGTATCGCCCCGAGTGGATCATCTGGGAGAATGTCCCCGGCGTACTGTCTTCAAGCGATGGACGGGACTTTGGAGCCTTCATCGGAGGGCTGGGGCAACTCGGGTATCATGCGTCCTGGCGAGTGCTTGACGCTCAGTACGTGCGAGTGGACGGGTTTGGACGGGCTGTCCCTCAGCGACGACGGCGTGTGTTCGTTGTCGGACATCTTGGAGACTGGCGCCGTGCCGCAGCGGTACTTTTTGAGCGCGAAAGCTTGCATGGGCATACTCCGCCGCGCCGGCAAGAGGGGCAAGGAGTTGCCCCCACAATTAGCGCGCGCCCTACAGGCGGTGGCGGGCTTGGAACAGACTTCGACCTCGACGGCGGGTTAGTCGCGAAGCCTATCTTGGCTGGCGGACACGCAAACAATCCGCTTGATGAAAATCTGGTGCCAAGCGTGATTCCGCTCATGGATGCCGCGAAGGGTCGAACCGACGAGCGCGGGTCGCGTGACGGGTCTGCGATCGGAGACCCAGGTGACCCAATGTACGCGCTGCGAGCTGGCTCTCAGCACGGGATAGCTGTCCCGATGGCTTTCGCCGAGAATAGCCGCGCCGAGCTCAGGCTGTGCGGAGGGGACGGTAGTGTCGCGGCGCAACTCACGACTGGCGGCGGCAAGCCAGGGCAAGGTCAGCCCTGCATCGCTTTCGATTGGCGCGCATCGCCCTCGCGATCAATGAACCCGGATGAGATTTCCGATACGCTAAGCGGCCGTGCTGATCGTGCTGTCGCCTTCAGCATCACGCCGAGCAATAGCAATGCCGACTACAATGCCAGAGAGGCACACAAGAGTCAGGCGATCACCAGCAACGGGAACCGACCATCGGCCCGTGGTGGCGATTTGATTGCAACAACATGGGCCGTCAGGCGCCTCACTCCTTTGGAATGCGAACGACTCCAAGCTTTCCCTGATGGCTACACAGCCGTTCCGTACCGAAAAAAGCCCGCCGCTGACGGTCCCCGATACAAAGCGCTCGGCAACAGCATGGCTGCGAATGCAATGCGTTGGCTGGGTCGGCGCATTGACCTGGTCGCCGCGATTACACCCTGTCACCCGGTAAAAGAATGAGCCAGAACACGTCCACGGCTGTGATGCAGCGTCGCTCCGAGGCGCACGATTCCTTGGACGATTTCCCGACGCCGCCGTGGGCAACGCGGGCGCTTATCCGGCATGTGATTGCGCCAGAATTTGATGTGGTCGACCCGCTCGCGCATCTTGCCAAGATGTCGGTTTGGGAACCTGCCTGCAATCGCGGCTACATGGCCAAGCCGCTCAAGGAGTTCTTCCGGCGCGTCCACACGAGCGACATTCACGACTATAGCGGCGAGGCGCAGGACTTCTGCCAGGATAGAGTTGTGGATTTTCTCTGGCCGGGCTCCGAGTCGCCGGTCATCGAAAAGCACGGACTCGACTGGATTATCACCAATCCGCCCTTCCGGCTTGCCGAGCAGTTCCTCGATCGCGCCTTCGCACTAAGGCCGCGCCAAGGGGTCGCCGTCATCCTTCGAACGTCCTTCCTCGAAGGAATCGGCCGGCACGAGAAGCTATTCAGCATCAACCCGCCGACGTTCGTTGCGCAGTTCGCCGAGCGAGTCCCGATGGTGCGCGGCCGCCTTGATGAAGATGCCGCTTCCGCGACCTCCTATTGCTGGCTGGTGTGGGTCATGGGCGGCGGGGATACGCGCCTCGTATGGATTCCGCCGTGTCGAAACACCCTTGAGCGGCCCGGCGACTATCCGGCACCCGAATACGATGCCGCCAAGGATCTCGAAGGATCGCTGTTCGATTGCTATGCGGCCGTGCGCGAGCGCGTGGCGGCTGGCGGTCCAGAGTGGGACCCGAATAAGCTGCCAGAGCCTTTGAAAGGCGATCCATGACCGACACCGCGACCGCAGACCGCGAGACGAGAGAGACGCTGTGGGTCACCGACGCCGAGATCATTCGGCGACTCGGCGCCCCCGACAAGATTGCTCGAGCTGCGATCCGCGCCCTCGACGCTTCGCCAACCGGCTTCCCCAGGAAGCAAAAATTGTGGGGGGATCGCAGGTACTGGCCAGCGGTCCGCGCATTCCTCGACAAGCAAAACGGGCTTACAGTGGCGTCCCCGCCGACCGCACCGAGAGGCCGATCATGAGCGAGACCCCCAAATTTGACGACGCGCCTGGCTTGGTCGTCCGCGAGCGACAGGCAGGCTGGGTCGCGTTCTGGCAGGCCCGAACCGATCTGGCCAAGCGCGGCTTCAAGCCCGTCACGGTGCCGCTGTGGCGCGGCGTCGAACCGTCGTCCATTGACCGAGCCTACGTTTCCGACCAATGCCAGCGGATGCAGGACGAGATGCTCGTCTGGGGCCGCGGCGGAGTGCCCGAGGTCAGCGTCTACGACGGCACGATCGCGAGCCTGTCGCGATGCTACCAGACGGACAAGGACTCGACGTTCCGCAAGAACCGCTACCGGACCCGAAAGAACTACGGGATCCTGCTCAAGAGGATCGAACGCGACCACGGCGACGAGCTCGTGGCCAATCTCAAGGGCCGCGACATGCTGCGCTGGCATGAGGACTGGTCAGAAAGCGGCGTCCCGATGGCACATAGCCTCGTGCGCATGGTGCGTGCCCTGTTCGGCTTCGGCATGACGCTGCTTGAGTGCGAGCACTGCACCCGCATGTGCGCGATCCTGAGCAAGCAGCGGTTCAAGATGGGCAAGCCGCGGGTCGACCGCCTGACCGCCGGCATGGCGATTGCGATCCGCGTCGAGGCGCATCGGGTCGGTATGCCGGCCATCGCGCTCGCCCAGGCGTTCCAGTTCGAATGCATGTTCCGGCAGAAGGACATTATCGGCGAATGGTTGCCCGGATCCGAACCGGGCGTGTCGGATGTACTCGACGGCACCGACAAGTGGCTGTGGGGGATCCGCTGGAGCGAGATCGACGCTAATCTCAAGCTCGTTCACGTCACCAGCAAGCGGCAGAAGGAGATCGAGATTGACCTCCGGTTGGCTGACATGGTGCTCGCCGAGCTGCGGCTGATCTATGGGTTTGATCCGGCCCGCGATGATCGCTCGGCCCTGCCGGCGTCAGGCCCGGTCATTCGCGAGGGGCGCACCGGCCTGCCCTACCACGACGACCAATTCAGAGCTCAATGGCGCAAGCTGGCACGCGCCGTCGGGATCCCGGACACCGTCCGCAACCAGGACAGCCGCGCCGGCGCGATCAGCGAGGCCACGGACGCCGGCGCCGACCTCGAGCACGTCCGGCACGCGGCGACGCACAGCGACATTTCGCAGACACAGAAGTATAGCCGCGGGAGCACGGACAAGGCGGCGGGCGTTCTCAAGCTTCGCGTCGCGCACCGGAACAAGAGTGGAACATAGACACTGGGAATGCATGGCGAACGCCATGACTAACGATGACTAACTGACGCGAATGGAATCAAATACTTGGCTTCGCCAAACAATATAGAGACGACACCAATCGTCCGAACGATTTCAACCACGTTTACGTCAAGGTTCGGTTAATTTGCGGCAGGGAGCCGCGTGGAGAGACAGGATGGCGAAGAAGACGACGAAATCGAAGCCATATCGCGTTCTCCGGTTCGGCGTCATGAACCACCTCGGCGAGATCTGGACGCCTGTGACATTCCAATCGCATGGCGACGCCGAGAAATACCTGGAGAAGATGCGCCCGGTCTACGGCGGGCTGACCAAGAAACACAAGGTCGTGCCGGTGCGGGTGACAATCAGCATCGCGCAGTGATGTGGGGCCGTCAACACGGCAGGAGGAGAGAGAAATGGATATGCAGAAGTTCGTCAATATAATGCGTGAAGCTGACCGTCGTACGCGATCCAACTATCATCTTACGCTCGGCGCCGCCATCAAGACGCTTGAGCAGGCGCCCCCTGATGCTGTGGTCGAATTCAGCGGCGGAGCATCGCCCGGCGAAGCGCACAGCTATCGCGGATACTATTCCGATCTTTCGTTCGGGGGCGGCGACAAAATCACCGCCGCGCAATTCTTGGAAGTGTGTCGCAGCGCACTCGGCGCCACCTTCGAAGGCTACAAGGGAGGCGACTTCACCATGGGCGAAAAGACGCCGCTCTGGTGTGCGCCGTACGGTATGTGCGGACCGGCGATCATCGCCGCGACCGTGACTGATGGCAAGGTCGTGCTGGTCACCAAAGAGATCGACGACTGACCTGTTTACCGGAGATGAACGCGTCAACCAGGAGAGAGAGATGGGAAGCAAGAATGAGCCGGGCGACTTCGACTGCTACGGCAACGCCCTGCCGGACGAGCCGATGTTCATTTTGCTCGCGCGCGATCCTCATGCTCCGGCGCTCGTCAGCGAATGGGCAAAGCGTCGCGAAGACGACATCGACATGGGGAAGCGCCCTGAGGCTGACCGAGCGATGGTCAGAGAGGCGCGAACCTGTGCTGGCAACATGACGCTGTGGCGCGCGCGTAACGACGGCGCTTGGCGCAAGCCGCGGTGATGGGGAAGAAACACGGTGATCTTAGCCTTAGCTGTTCTGTTTACCATCGGTGCCGTAATCGAGGCGATCGAAGGTCATTGGACTCTTTCAGGCATGGGAACCGCCGCTGCCGTGGCCCTATGGGTTAGCCTATTGGCGGCATGATGATGCGTCGAAAGCGGGAGGAGAAAGACGATGACTAATCGAACAGGCCTCTATGTGATGGTGTTCATCACGATGTTAAATTCATGCGATGCCTCCACTGATGCCAAAAAAACTGCTGACGCACTCAAGCGCATTGCTGACGCGATCCCCGCCGCCTCCGCGCGGCCGGCGTCGCCTGACGCACCGCGTTGAACAGGAGTAATCCGATGACAGATCAGACCCACGCACGCATCGCCGATGTTCCGACAGACCTCCTGGCAAATAGGTTCGTCGGCACTCTCATATTGGCGAAGGGAAACCTTCTAAAGTATGAGGCCCTGACAGCTCAGTTGATCCGCGAGCTTCGCGGTGAGCCCCACCCGCCGCGCGTGACGACTCCCGGAAAATGCGAAGCTCCGAACGGAGGTGGTCACACGACAGCCGACTGCCCCGGCGCGGAATGTCAGCGCTCGGGCCAATGCCAAGTCGCGTGACCGGATAAGAGGCAGTCAACATGGCAATCGTGGTCTACCTCTACGTCGTGTTCGGTATGATGCGGGTGTTCTATATGCACCAGGCCGAGCGGATCGTAGGCGATTGGGACGAGTGCATCTGGGAAGGCGCGCTTTGGCCCATTTGGGTCGCGGCCGACATTGAGGCATGGTGGATTGGCGAGAGGCGAAAATGACAACATGGCCACAGCTTCATCCTCAGGCGCCGACTCGCACCGCTGGCGGAACCGCCGCCGAGACGTGCTGGGCTTGCCACGGATCTGGCGTCGTCAAGATGCGATGCACAGGACAGCCAGATATCGAATGGGTCTTTGTGTGTGAGCGCTGCCTCGGCTGCGGAACTCCACGCTCGACATATCAGTAGCAAACACGGCAGGGAGAGACGCGATGATGGTCTACTGCGTGATGTGCGTCGATGAAGACGACATGGGATGCTGCGTGCACATCTTCTCGTCGCAGGAAAAGGCCAACACGTTCGCGGCCAACGACACGCGCGGTCACGTCATGTACGACTACGTGATCGACCACCCGGAGAGAATGGAACAACCGGAACAGTAATAAGCGAAGATCGCGGCACAAAAAGAAACAGACCCCGCAGGGCCTGTTTCCGAAGGCTACTTCACCTTCGTGCGGAGTCCTTTGCATCTGCTAGCCGCAGAACTCTTGCGAGCGGGGCCACTATTTCTTCACCGCGTTAGTGACCACAAAACTGGAGCACGCTCCGCCAGCTTCCTGCCGTCGTCGTAACTGATGCACCCTGGCCGTGCGGGTAAGCGGCAGTCGATGGCGACGTTCTCTCTGTGGAACCAGTCCCCGCCACGGGACACGTCACCAAGCACGGTGGATATACGCGCATTTTGGGTGAGAGACAATCCGCAGCCATTTTAGCTTACGTCAGCTATAAAGGTGCCACGGTGATGGGCAATGACTGTGAAGTTGGTGGCTCTCCCCGGATTCGAACCGGGATCGCGCAGTTCCTAAGACTGCCGTCTCTACCAATTGGACTAGAGAGCCGTTTGGTGCGAGCGGTCAGATTTGAACTGACACTGGAGGCGCTTTTGAGGGGCCGGCCTCTACCGTTGGGCTACGCTCGCCGTTTTATGATGGCAAGCGTAAGAGTCGAAAGTGGATGGCGCGCCCGCAAGGATTCGAACCTTGATCCCCGCGTTCAAAGCGCGGTGTCCTGCCGTTGAACGACGGGCACCGAGGTTGCTGGTAGGGATCGCGCATGTGGGGTGCGTACATGAAAGTAGCCCGCATGACAAGTCTACGTCCCGCCTCCTGGCAGGAAGCACAGCACCGTCGATCCGATAGAGCATAAGTGGCTCTGACCGTCCGGACTATCGCGGCTCTGCTCGACCTTCTCGGGCGGGATTGAGACGAGCGGACCGCCGCTCTGTTTACGCGCCCACCAGCGGCCGGCCACCTGCTTGACGTCGACCGCAACTTCGCAATCCGACTGGTTACAGCATGACGCGCCGGGGCGATCCGGCATGTCCCATGTGCGATAGAACTCGCCTGTGGCGCCGTGGATCGCTCCTGATGGGTGCTGGTGCTCTTGCGCGTTCGCCAGCGGGTAGAACAGCAGCAGGGCCAGCACGAGGGCTACGAAGGCGATGATGATGGCGCGAGTCATGACCACCCCAATTTCTTGAGGATGGCGCTGCCGGCCAAAGACATCACATTCGCAACA